CTTAAAAATAGCCGCGTTACCGCCGTTTGTCTCTAAGATCCTACAAGGTATACTATCAGAGATATGAGAATGATGATTATAGCGATAATATCCAACTCTTGGTGGAATTTCATGAGATTAAAATTTCTTCTTCGAATAACACCCGCAGATGAGGTAAATTCCGTGTTGCTTGCATATTTTCTGAGATCGAGGATGACAATGCACATCATCAGGGCCGAACTGTTCGTAGTACGACTTATTTCTCGGTTCGCTGAGATGTTGTTTGAGACCAGCGCACCCAACCATATTATATATCACCACCAATAATATTAGAATTCTCATAGTGCGTTAGCGGCCTCCTCAAGTGGATTGGTTGAAGTTGTTTCAAAGACCGATTCATAAAGATCAGAGAATTCATCAAAGGACTGTTGTTCCTCACCATAGTTTTGTTTATAGTAAGTCCGTCCTAGTTTACGAAGAGTCTTTTTGTTGATCTCTTCCTCTTTGGCTAGTTTCTCAATAATCTCTTTTATGAGATCACGTTCCGCATCAATACGCAAAAGTGAATTAGCAATCTCAGTGATTGCACCCTTGATCTTAACTTCCCGATTCTTATCCATTAACCAATCCTTTCATATTTTTGAGACACTTTATAAAGTGTGTAGTAAATAGTCAATTCATCACCCGCACTAATAGGCTTTATTGTGAAGAGTTGACGTTCCATGTCTGTAGAGCATTCGATAATAACTGCATTAGGATTTTCATTGTGATTAATGAATCCACCTAACGGAGTCCTTACCCAGTCTCCACGGTATTGGATATGTGTTGTGCCGATATAAAGCGCAGCATCTATATCCTCGGTTGCAAAAAGTCCTAGTCCATGAATTGCACTAGACTTAATAGTAAGTTCCTTCGGAAGAGGTAAATAAGTTTCCTTTCGTTCACTCATCTGTTTCATCTTCGTCCATGAAGGACATATCTTTCATGTCCGCCCAATTAGGCATATCCTCCAACATTGCTGCAATTTCGGGATCGCAGAAAGTGAGAGTGGTTGGGCCTAACTCACAGACGGACTGAAGAACTTTAATGAAATCCAAATCCTGAGCGTGAAATCCAACGGTGACTGATCCGTCATTGAGATTGTCGGACGATGACTCAGTTGCTTCTGCACAGAGAATTCCAATTTCATCAGGAGAATTTGCTTGTTCGCGGTCAACCCACACGGTCTTCGTTCCCGCAAAGCAAATAGTCACAGGGACTTTTCCCTTCTCATCCTCTAACACCTCTCCAGAACTAAGGTCTACTACCTGTCCCATTTATTTTCCTTAACTTGGTTGTATTGCGGTCATCTCATCTTCAAGACCAAGAAACTCAGCAGCAGTCTCAAGTGCTTTCAGAGTTCTGTTCTCAAGTTCTTCTGGTGATCCTCGTAACTGACTTGCACGAGCCTTACCAACACCGAATTGATCTTTGGAATTGTCTCCAGCGAGATCAATAGCGTTTGCACCACCATTATTGTAGATGTCATAGAACAGATTCTGAGCCAGACGCCATTCCTCTAACTCAGGAATATCACTCGCACCAGAAGGAGGCAGTTCTTTATTCACTGCTTCGACTAGATCATCTAGAGTGTGAGTATCCCAAAAGATTGATTCAAACTTGTTAATCTTTTGTTCCCAAAGTGGTAGTTTACGTGCCATAATCTTTCCTCTTGTATCTCTTCCTAGAACCCAATACCCCATTAGACCACTAATGACAGTCTAACAGGCTCTTCGAACATTCCGGACACTTCTGCGTATCGACGGACTGAATGGTTGCGTTCTGATTCTAATGCGTTGAGAGAAATCTCAGCGGTCATGCCATCAATCAAACCTTCGGTCACAAAGTCAGCTAACCACTCTGCGTGAGGAACTAACTTGCATTTGCGTTGTCGGATATGTCCAATGCGGTCAAAGTACATATACTCGTAGAAGGCATGACGAATCTGTTCTGAAGGAACACCAGTGTAAGTACCGGATTCGGTTAAGG